CACTGCGGCCATGAAGGCGGCTGGCTGGTCGTCAATATCTAGCACAGGCACTGGTGATATATCCCTTGTTTCAGGGGCAATGCAGCTTGACTGCGATGGAGTTAACAACCGTGCAAGAGGTTCTCGTCCATTCACCACTGTGGTCGGGCAAGAGTATGTGGTCGAGTATTCGTCAACCGCAAACCACCACTTTAGGGTTGGAACAACTGAAAACGGAACGCAAATCTTATCGTTTATTAACCAGCCCGGCGGTAGCAACACTTTTGCATACACCTTTGTTGCTACGGCGACCACATCATATTTGACTTGGGAAGCCTTTAACGCTTCTGGGTCAGAGCCTCAGATCGACAACGTCTCAGTACGCCTAGCCGAAGAAGATCGCAGCGTGAACGGCAATGGCTTACAGGTGTTTGGCTCGATTACAAAATCGGCTGTGAGCAGCGGGGCTGATCTGGTGTCGTATAGTGGGTTTAGTGAGAGTAATTATCTGCAACAGCCTTATAACAGTGACTTGGACTTTGGGACGGGTGACTTCTGTATTATGGGTTGGGCAAATCACGCTAATGCCTCAGCATCCCAAGAGATGGTTTCAAGAGGTACGACTAGCGGCACCTCGTTTAGGTTTATGTATCGCCCTAATAACCCTGATATGAAATTTCAAATAGGTAGTACAAGCAATGTTTTTACAGAAACAGAAATGGGCGGGATTAGTCTTTCTGGCTTAATTGGTCTATGGACACATTTCGTTGCACTTCGCAGAAATGGCGTCGTAGAGCTATACATCAACGGTGAGTTTAAGGTATCTGGGGCGAATACAGAAAATGTTACTCGAAACATTAACGAACATTTAGTTTTAGGTAACGGCAAAGAACCTTCTAATGCTCTGAATGTGGAAGGAAGTATGGCCCTCTGGCGCATCTCAGCCACAGCACCCTCCCCAGAGCAGATCAAGAAAATCTACGAGGACGAGAAGGTGTTGTTCCAAGAGAATGCCCAAGCCACACTCTACGGCTCCTCTGATGCGGTAACAGCTTTGGCTTATGACGACACCACAGAGTTACTTCATGTAGGCACAGACAACGGACGTTCAGTGTTCCAAGGGCTACGCAGGGTAGACAACACAACCGATGCAGTCGGTGCAGCAATCAGTGCCAGCAACGGCCTAGTGGCAGAGGATTAATCCATGACAGTTAGAGTAAACAAACCAGCCATAAATTTACGGGAGGAGTTGGCTGACCTCCGCAAGCCCACAGGCATAGCTGGTGAGGCAATGCTACGGGCTGAGACACCACAGGAACAGTTTAACCTGATCGGTGCAGGGCGTAGGAACCTGATTATTAATGGTGCTATGCAGCACTGGCAAAGGTCTACTAGCGCAGGTGTATCATCATCTAACGGTAATTCGTATTTAGCATGTGATAGATGGACGACAATATTTGATGTTGCTAATTCAGCGACAGCAACAATTTCTCAATCCACAGACGTTCCTTCTGGACAGGGTTTCAAATACTCTCAGCTTCACACAGTGACAGCGACAGACACCGTTACTCTCAGTGCTTTCAGATATATACTAGAAGGATACGATCACGCTAATATCTTAGGTAACTGGGTTACTGTATCCTTTTGGTTCAAGGCTTCGGTAGCAGGTAATTACTCTTACAACCACCATGTAGTATCTAATGGCGGGGTTATGAAGCAATTTAATTACCCTACGGCTAATGTTTGGCAAAAAGTAGAGATGACGTATTATGTTCCAGAAGACGCTATTTACAATACCTCTAGCGGCATAGGCTCTCGTCTTTATGTGGTTCTAGGGGTGGCTGGTTCTTCTTCAGGCACCACGGAATATCCAAATTGGAATGCGAGTGGGACAATAAGATATGGTTTAGGCGACGATCAAGTGGCTTTGAACAAAATCTCAGGTGCTACTGCACAAATCACAGGTGTCCAAATAGAACTAGGCAAAGTCGCCACCCCCTTCGAGCATCGGTCTTACGGGGAAGAACTGGCGGCGTGTCATAGGTATTATCAACGATCATATGAACCTTTTGGATTTTCCTTTGGTGACATAGGTACAGGACTACTACATGCAATAAATCCTAACTGGGTTCGTGGGAACCTTGGGTTTACTGTTAAGATGAGAAATGCTCCAACTTTTACATATGCTTCCGATAATGGCACTACGGGTGCAGTTACTCGATCTGGTGGGACCACATTAACCGTGAATTTAGGTTGCAACGCAGATGGACAAGTCAATGGGTTTTCTGGTGGAAACTTTACCCAGTTTGAAACATGCCAACTTGCTTGGATAGCGGATTCGGAGTTATAAAGATGTATACACAAGATACTAACATTCAGGTTATCTATTGTTCTACCCACAACCACAGTATCCCCCTAGACCCTGCAAACCGCCACTATCAGGAAGTGCTAGACGCAATCATTGCAGAAGGTGCAGCCTGTTTCGACGGTGATATTCCCGCAGACCTACAAGCAGCGGCAGACGAAAAGCAGTTCAACCAACAGCTTGCAGCCTACCGTACAGCCACAGCCCGACTAGCGCAGTACATCGTTGCAGATGGTCGTGCAGAAGTACGTGAGATGCAGCCTACAGGTGAGCAAGTGTTCAACGAAGAAACTGGTGAGATGGAAGATGTGATGCACGAGGTTATCACAGTCACAGCCATTGAACCTGTTGAGGCTACAATCACACGCTTGGTGTACTCTGATGACATGGACGCAGAGCCTACAGAGGAAACCATTGAGAACCCACTGATTACGACTGATGTGGCTGAACGTACAGCGGCACAGGCGGTAGTCGATGCAACACCACAGGCAGTTGAAGACGCAGCCTAATACATGGCAACCCTAGAGCAAATACGTACAGCAGCAGAGACAGATCTTGTCACCTTCATTAAGCTCGTTGCACCTGAGCAAGTCCTAGGGCAATGCCATGAGGAGGTAGCTAACTGGTGGACAAGACCTGATTCCAAGTCTCATCAGCTACTCTTGTTCCCTCGTGACCATGGTAAGTCAAGATTAATTGCTTATCGTGTAGCTTGGGAGTTGACAAAGAACCCAACTTTACGTATACTGTATATATCTGCCACTGCTAACCTAGCGGAAAAGCAGTTAGGGTTTATCAAAGGCATTCTTACCTCTGAGATATACTCTCGTTATTGGCCTGACCATGTACATCCTGATGACGGTAAGCGTACCAGGTGGACTAACTCAGAAATTATGTTAGACCACCCAGACAGGAAGAAAGAGAATGTCCGTGATCCGTCTATCTTTACTGGTGGTCTCACTACTTCTCTTACAGGGATGCACTGCGATATTGCTGTCCTCGATGACGTAGTTGTTTATGAGAATGCCTACACAGGTGAAGGTAGAAACAAAGTAAAGAGCCAGTATTCTCTGTTGTCATCTATCGAAGGGGCGGATGCTAAGGAGTGGGTCGTAGGCACCAGATACCACCCAGCAGACTTGTATAATGATCTCCTCCAAATGGTAGAGGATCAGTATGACGACGAAGGACAGAAGATAGGTGAAGACAACATCTACGAGATCTTCGAACGTCCTGTGGAGGACAGAGGGGATGGCACAGGCCAGATGCTTTGGCCCCGCAGTCAACGTAAGGATGGTAAGTGGTTTGGTTTTGACATACGTGTCCTAGCTAAGAAACGAGGGCAATACCTAGACCGTGGACAATTTAGAGCACAGTACTACAATGACCCAAGTGATCCTGACAACGTACCTGTAGGCTCCGATAAGTTCCAGTACTATGACCGTAAACACTTGGTCTTAGATAACGGTAAGTGGTTCTATAAAGATAATCGCCTGAACGTATTTGCTGCTGTTGACTTTGCATTTAGTTTGTCAAAGAAGGCTGACTATACAGCCATTGTCATCGTAGGGATAGACGCAGAGAATAACGTATACGTATTAGATATTGATCGTTTCCGTACTGACCGTATATCGGATTACTTCGAGCACATCCTTCAGCTATCTAACAAGTGGTCCTTCCGTAAACTAAGGGCTGAGACTACAGTAGCGCAGGTAGCTATCGTTAAGCAACTAAAAGAACTAATCAAGCAACATGGCCTATCCATAAGTATTGATGAGTTCAGACCTAACAAGACCCAAGGTAATAAGCAGGAACGTATTGCTGCTGTCCTTGAGCCACGATATGACAACCTTAGTATCTGGCACTACAGAGGCGGTAACACGCAGATCCTAGAAGAAGAGTTGTCATCACGTAACCCTGCTCATGATGACGTTATTGATGCTCTTGCTTCTGTAATAGATATGGCTGTTAAACCTGCACGTAGTGTCCGTAGGCAAAAGGATAATGTAGTGCAGTTTAATTCAAGATTTGGTGGAGTTTCTTTCTAATGGCTGGAACAACGATTGACCTAGATGAAATGATTGATCCACACGCACTAGCCGTGGAAATCTCATCCCGTTGGGACAAATGGAATTTAAATAGACAGAATAAGATTGACGAGTGGAAAGAACTTCGTAATTATATTTATGCTACTGACACACGTACCACCAGCAACAGCAAACTACCTTGGACAAACAGCACGACAACACCTAAGCTGACCCAGATTGCTGACAACCTTCATGCTAATTATTTCTCTGCTTTGTTTCCTCAGAAGCGTTGGTTCCGTTTTGAAGCTAACGATGAAGAGTCAAACTTAAAGATGAAGCGTGATGTCATCCAAGCATACATGCAAAGTAAGATCCGTCAGTCTGACTTCGAGAATACCGTAAGTAAACTAATTAATGACTACATCCAGTATGGCAACTGTTTTGCTACTGTAGATTTTGTCAAAGACTATACGGAGTATGAGGACACAGGGGAACGCACAGTAAACTACGTCGGCCCTAAGCTAGTCCGTATTAGCCCCTTCGATGTCTGCTTTAATCCTACGGCTCCTTCCTTCAGCGAAAGCCCTAAGATTGTAAGGTCTATTGTCACCCTCGGAGAGGTAGCACGTAAGGTAGAAGCATCAGCAGATAATGCTTATATGGTTGACATCTTGGATAAGATGGTAGGTAACCGTGCAGATGCTTCAGGTCAGGATGTGGATGTAGCTAAGTCTCAGGGCTATGTTGCAGATGGTTTCTCTACCCTTAAGGAATACTATGAGTCTAACTACGTAGAGCTTCTGACCTTCTACGGTGACATCCATGATGGAAGCACAGGTAAGTTCCATAAGAATCGTGTTATTACTGTTGTTGATCGTGCTTACGTTCTTGTCAATAAACAGAACCCTAGTTGGTTAGGTAAGGCTCCTGTCTTCCACGCTGGCTGGCGTGAGCGGCCTGACAACCTCTATGCCATGGGGCCACTAGATAACCTCGTGGGTATGCAGTATCGCATTGACCACTTGGAGAACCTAAAGGCTGACGTATTCGATCAGATCGCCTACCCCATCATGAAGATCCGTGGGGACGTAGAGGACTTCGACTTTGAGCCTGGCTCCCGTATCTACTTAGGTGAAGAGGGTGACGTAGGTTACCTAGCACCAGACGCTACAGCCCTTAACGCTGACTTCCAGATACAGAACCTAGAGAACAAAATGGAGATGCTTGCAGGTGCCCCTCGTGAAGCCATGGGTATCCGTAGTGCAGGTGAAAAGACAGCCTTCGAGGTTAACCAGCTTATGACAGCTGCTGGTCGTATCTTCCAACATAAGACAGCTCACTTCGAACGTGTCTTCCTTGAGCCTATCCTTAACTCTATGCTTGAGGCCTCACGCCGTAACATGGACTATGCTGACACCATACGTATCCTTGACGATGACACGGGTATTTCCTTCTTTGAGCAGATCACTAAGGAAGACATCAAGGCTAACGGTAAGATTGTTCCTATGGGTGCTCGTCACTTTGCTGAACGTGCTAATCGTTTGCAGAGCCTGACACAACTCTACCAGCTTAAGTTGTCAGATCCTACCATGGCTGCCCACTTGTCAGGTAAAGAGTTTGCTCGTCTGTTGGCTGACGAACTAGGTGAACCAGCACTCTTCAGTGAGAACGTCACAGTAACAGAACAAATGGAAACTCAGAAGATTGCTACTGAGGCACAGGTTCAGTACGAAGAAGAACAACAGATTGCTATAGAGCAAGGACTCTAAATGAAATCCGTTTGGTACAAAGAATGTAAGACGAAAGAAGACAAGGTAAAAGCTAAACAAGCTATTTTGTCAAACAGGGAAAGCCTGGACCGTCTCAAAGAAATCCTAGGGCCAATGCTCAAGGAGACCCCACCATCAACAGACTATGACAGCCCTTCATGGGCCTATAAGCAAGCTGATCGTATCGGGTATAACAGGGCACTCAACCAAGTGCTCGACTTAATCAACTTAGATAAGGAATAACCAATGTCCATTTTTACTGAGACAGGTTCTAACCAAGACCAACCTCAGACTGAACAAGCCCCTACAACTGAAGCAACCACAGAATCATTTGTAGAACGACTTGTGAAAGCCAAAGGCGAGAACTGGAAAGATCCTGAGACACTAGCTAAAGGTAAGTTAGAAGCTGACAACTATATCTCACAGTTAGAAGAACAGAATCGGCAACTTCGTGAAGACCTAGGTAAGAACGATTATGCTTCCCAGATTATCGACGCAATCAAGAACAAGGCCGCAGACACCAGCACTGCGAAAGATCTTGAGGCTGACCCTAATACTGCTGGCGTTGAAGAGGAAGGCACACCACCTTCTCTTAACGAGGATGATCTGAAGAGCCTTGTGGAGAAAACCCTTCTGGAACGAGAAACCAAGAAGTCAGTAGAACTTAACTTAAAGAATGTCGAAGACACACTTAAGGGACAGTACGGTGACAAACTTGGTCAAGCATTGCAAGCTAAAGCCTCAGAGCTAGGTTTGTCAATGGATCGTATGGAGCAACTAGCATCTGAATCACCTTCTGCTTTCTTGGCTCTCTTTGGAGACAACAAGCAAGACAGTGCATTTAGTTCTATGCTCAACAATTCGATTAATACAGAAGGGGTAAATATGCAATCCTCGAAGGAACGTAACTGGTCTTACTATCAGAACCTTCGTAGGTCAAACCCCAATCAATACTATACACCCTCAGTGCAACAACAACTTATGAAAGATAAGATGCGCTTGGGTGATAGGTTCGGTAATTAAGGAGACTAGCAATGGCTGGTATGAATACAGTAGGTACAGGCGCAACAGCTGCAAGCAACGTCGGTACTAACCTTGTCCGCAGTGAACTGTGGTCCTCAGAACTAAAAGAACTTCTCCGTGATGAGATGATGGCACAACGGTACGTCCGTATGCTTGAAGGTTTCCCTGATGGAGACACTTTCAATATCCCACAGATCGGTGCAATCATAACTAATGATTACACAGACGACACACAAGTTGTCTATGATCCACTGGATACAGCAAACTTCACATTCACCGTTGACAAGTATTTGTCATCTGCGTCTTACATCACCAAGAAAGCTGCACAGGATTCGTTCTACAGTGCACAGCTTGAAGCACGTTTTGTTCCAGAACAAGCCCGTGCTATTCTTGAGCACTTCGAAACTACTACTTTCGCTGCTCCTGAAGTTGGTGTGTCTGCAAACTCAGCAGAAGCACAAAACGGTATTGCTCATCGTATCTCTGGTGGTAATGGTGGTCGGATCGAACTGGCTGACTTCGCATATGCACGTTACGCATTGAAGAAAGCATCTGTTCCTGATCGTGGCCTGGTTGCTATCGTTGATCCATCTGTTGAGTTCCAACTGAACACATTGTCTAACATCGTTGGTGTTGCTAACAACCCAATGTTTGAAGGTATTGTTCGTGATGGTATCGCAACAGGTATGCGCTTTGTAGCTAACGTATACGGCTTTGACGTATATACATCTAACTTCCTCAAGTCTACAGTCTCTGACTCTGCCTTGCTGGAACGTGATGGTTCTACAGCTAACGCATTCAACGTGAACAACGGTGTTGCTAACTACTTCATGTCCACTGAAGGTGATGCTAACCCATTCGTGGGTGCATGGCGTCAACAGCCTGAGGTAGACTACGAGTACAACAAAGACTTCCAACGCCATGAGTATGTAACAACTGCTCGTTACGGTGTTAAGAAGTACCGTTCAGAAGGTATCGTTACTGTTGTAACTAACCCTGACGTATAAAAACTAACGGGGTGTCCCTTCGGGGGCACCTCACTTTCTGTATTGACAAAAGTTATTAGTTAGTGTATAATAAATTAAACCTTGGCAGGGGCGATAGTATATATCCCTATAGGAGCTACGATGGCTAACGTAAATCACTCAACACTCACAGATCCATACTTACATGAACCTAAGAATATTTCTTCGGCTGTATCTGGTGCAGTTTATGTAGCTGACGGTACAGGCTCTGGTGACTGGTATCAAAACAGTCGTTTCATCGGAGCTTACATTGCCTTTGATGCAACAACACCATCATACACACATTCAGTAACGACATCTGACGCACCCTTAAATCCTACTTTTGTAATTGCTGAGTCTAATGGGTTTACAGGAGAGACCTCACCTAATGCTCGTCTAAAGTATACAGGTTTTGAGGATATAGAAGCTCAGATTGTGTTTACAATTTCTTCTAAACAAAGTGGTGGCAGTAATAAAGATGTACAGTTTGCTCTCTTTAAAAATGGAACAGAGTTGTCAGGTTCTCGTACTATACGTACAATTAGTTCAGGTTCTTGGGGTTCTATTTCTGTTTTCGGGTACACTTCCTTTTCGCAAAATGATTACCTAGAGGTAAAAATTAAAGGTGATTCTTCATTTACCTTAGACGTAGCTTCTGCCTTTATGTCAGTTATGGGGTCGGCAGCGTAATGAAAACAACACTCTTACAAATTGTACAGTCTATTTTGTCAGACATGGACTCAGAGGATGTTAATAGTCTTACTGATACAGTAGAAGCACAACAAATTGCGTCAGTAGTAGAAGATACATACTACAACATTATAGCTGCCAGGGAGATCCCTGAGCATAGTCGTTTGTTGTCCCTCGTAGCTTTAGCTGATACCAACAAGCCTACTCACTTTAAGTACCCAACAGACACAAAGAAGATCACACGGATTGAGTACAACGTAGGTACAGTAGCAAACAAAGAATTTAAGCAGATCTACTTCGTTGATCCTTTAGTATTCCTTGACCGTATGGATGAAGCAAATACTTTAGTAGAAACTTTTGAAGGAAGTGTAGACATCTTTGTAGCTTCTGATCGTGACCCTGCTTACTATACTTCCTTTGATGATGAGTACTTGATCTTTGACTCCTTTAACTCAGCAGAAGAAACATCTCTTCAAGCATCAAAGACACGGGCATGGGGTTCTGTTTATCCTACGTTCAGCCAGACAGATGCCTTTGAGCCTGACC